GTCGCGAGTAGCAATTGGCCTCCACTCCCACATGCGCATAATTGCGGCAGGATGGTATGTCGGGACGAGCTTGCGGGAACCGAACTGGGGCAGAGTGCGGAGGAGCGAACCGCGCCACTTGCTGACGGAGGTAAGACCGGTGAGAGCGAAAAGGGCGGTATTGCCGAGGGCCAGGATGACGGTCGGGTTGACCTCCGCTACCTCCCGCGCAAGTTCCTCGAGGGAGGGGAGGAACTCCGCCTTTATCTTCGTGCACTTCTTGTCGGAGAAAAAATGCCCCACGTCGTTAGCGGGAGGCTGTGTCTTGAATACGGTGGTGAGGTAACACTCGGTGCGAATGATTCCAACTTCGTGGAGCATATTGGTTAGCTCCCGGCCGCCGGCGCTGACGAACATTTCGCGTTTCAGCATATCTTCGCCGAAGGGCGCTTCGCCAACTATCATAATGGTCGCTGGCTTAGGGCCAGAACCTGGAAGGGGATTGTTCATGGGGTACCTTTAAAGTATTGTTTGCCAGTAAGGGGAGCAGTTTAAAGGACATGCTCAGGTCTCACGCTTAACGAGGGCTACTCGTATTGCGTTTGCAGAACAGGGGGCATATCGGCGTAGGGGGCGCTGCCGTTGCGGTGCTTAACTACACGCTCGTAGCAGAGGTTATAGCCGATAGCGTCTACCGTACTGTCTTCGTGGTCGGGGGTAGCGCAGCGGCGGGAAACCTTCACCTGCTCTAGGCAGAGGGCAACCTCCTCCGGGGTAACGGCTTCCGCGAGCTTACCGCTGAGCACCATCGTGAAACCGAGGGCGATACGGGCGAAGTCTTCGGCGGGGTGGCCATAGTTGTCCTCACGATTACCGAAGACGGCGGAGGCCGCGAGGTCTGCGGCTGTGGGGGTGATGCGAGCTTTGCGTTGCTTAGCCATGTTAGGCTCCTTTCGAGGTGGGTTGTTGGGGGACTTTTATTAAAGATGAAGCGCCCCCATTTCGCAACATCAGAACCACCAACTCCCCCGTATGCAGCTTCCGCTGTGCGATAAGGCGAAGGAGAGTGAGGAGGTGCTTCGCAAGCCTACCCGCCTCTGGGGAGGTAAGCAGGAGCTCGGGGGCCTGGGCGTTATAGAACACTGCGTCGGGGACGTGTTCGAGATGGAGCAGCCCAAGCTCAATTTTAACTAAGGCCTTCTCGAATTCTTCAAGGGACATGGACATTAGAGACCTTTCAACTTCGCGCGGGTGGCGGGTGCGGAAGCGGCGAGTTGCGCTACCATCGCGGAGTACTCGAGCGACTCCCCTCCGTGCATAGGCCACGGCTCCCCACCGCTGCGGCGCGTCAGGCCGAGAATGCGGAAGTCGGACAAGCCGATGACAGCGTTAGCGATGAAGGTCTTTGTTTGTATCTGCACGGTTGCTTGGTAGCCGCAATCGAAACGCTCGACAAGACTGGGGGCAGAAGGCTTGGCGGCGGGCGGCGATTCGGGCGGTTTGCTCGGCGTGGCGGTTGGTTGCGTTTTGCTTGGTATCAGTGCCATTTGTTTCTCCTTGGTTAAGTGTTACAGTGAAAGGTTGTCGAGGGAATCGCCAGCGTCCTCCGGCTCGCTCATGCGAACGCGACAGAGGTTCGCATTATCTGTGTCCAGCTCGATACCGGTGGCGTAGCACTTCATCCGGCTGGCGGCGGGGAAGATAGTACCGGAACCTGCGAAGAAGTCGATGACGCGGTCGCCTGGGCTAGCGGAACGGGAGAGCAAGTCGCAGTATAAGTCAACCGGCTTCTGCGCACCGTGGGTGAGGCCGCGAACGGAGGGAACGAAGATGACATCGCCCTTGACCTGCAGCACCGGCTTGTTCCCCTTGATTGCGTAGAGAATAGCCTCGTACATCCGGCGGGGAGCGTGCTCAGGGCGCGGCAGCATTCCCGTGGTCTTAGCCCAGATTAGCGGAATCGGCCAGACGTACCAGCCAGCTTCCTCGAAGCACCGCTGGAGGAAGGCGAAGCGGCGGGGGTCGCAGAAGACGTAGGCGTGGGCCTTTGGTGCGGCGATACGGAAGCCTTCCTTCGCAATGTGCTGAGCGAGCTCGTTGAAGTACTGCTCGCTGTCGGAGTAATTATGCCCGTGGTCGGACTGCTCCCCGAACTTATCAGCGTCGATGCCGTAAGGGGGGTCAGTGAGGATGACTTGGAAATGGTCGGAGGGGAGGTCGGCGGTGAGGTCGAGGGCGGAACCTTCCAGCAGCGTGTGGGGGGAGGCCGGCTTCTCGATTTCATATTGCTCTGCGAGTTGCGCCGTCTTCGCGCGCTGCGCTTTCTTTGCGACGACCTTCATCGCTTCCTTCTGCGTCTTCGCGGCGGCGACTTCCGGGTCAGCGAGGTAGCGGGAAAGGATAACGGCGTCGGCAACTTGCGAGGGGGCTGCACCGAGATTGTCGGCGGCTTCCCCACCAAGGATTTCCGCAGCAGTCGCGGCGAAGGTTTGCGCCCCCCCTCCTTCGGCAGCTTGAGCGGAACGGAGCGCATGAAGCTCGGCGGTGGCGGTTGCGAGTTCCTGCCACGACAAATCAACACGGCGAGTGTTCTCCTCCAGTTCCGCTTCCTTCAGTGCGAGGGGAGAAAGCTCCTTCAGCAGCGTAACCGGGATATGGTCGGGGGGAGCAAGTTCTTCGTTACATTCAATCTGCCCACCGCATTCGAGGATGGAAAGCATGGCGCGGTAGCGGCGCTCGCCTGCCACCAGCGTGTACCCCTCCCCCTCCTTCCTCACCACAATAGGGTGGAACAAACCTTTATCCTGAATGGAGGCGGCGAGGTCGGCGATGGCCTGCGGTGTGAACGTGCGGCGCTGGCGGTTGTCGGGGATGGCGAGGGAGGAAAGGGCTACGAAAAGCATCTTGAGTTCCTTTTATAGTAGTGAAGGTGGTGGGGGTGGGAGGCGACTACGCCGATTACCTGCCTCCCGTCAGGTGTGGAGAGCTTAACGAGGAAAGCCAGCGCAACCCCGGATTAGCCCATCGGCTGTAGGACTAATCTACCAGCCCACTGCGGAGGAAAAGGAATAAAACCCTCACAATGCGCTGATAGGTAGACCTACTACCATTGCGCCTTACAGCGCAGCAACACCTTTAACGGCAGTGTAGATTGCCTCGCCACCGATACGGTGCTTCACAGTAACGCGAGCAACGTTACCTACCAACATTGCAGGTGCCCACGGCTGGCCGGCGATGTTTTGCCGTAATGCTTCGCGCAGACGCCCCAGTTGGATGTTCTTGCCCTTCGAGGTGTCAAGGCCGCCACCAGCAGTCATGTCCAAGAATACAGACTGGCGCACGGTTGGCTCTGTAAGACCGGTTACTGCCGCTACGTTAGCGTCGTCGATTGCCCACCTCACATCCAAGATAATGGAATCCTTGACTTGGCGAGCGGCGACATCCTTGATAACAGCGTTGTATTCTCCTTCCGGTACGGGAACGGCTTGGGTATCGAGTGCGGAAGCGGTCTGAGTGGAAAGGAACAGGTCAGGGTCAAATTGAGACATGGTTGTTACTCCTTAAAAGTTACGGTTATGGTACAAAGTCCGCGGTATGATAAGCTCATGCGCGTGAGGCCTTATGCGATTACGTGATGCGTTCGCCATTGTGCGGGAACTGTGGGAGCAATGCAACCCCCCGTTACGCCTTGGGAGTTGGCAGTACTTGCCCGCCCCGCCGCACCCAGCTCGCCAACATTTCGACGAAGGTAGCGGGGATTTTGTCGGAGATGGGGAGGTTGCGCGCCTTCAGCGAAACATTCATGGAGGCCGTTGACCAGCGGAAGGTCGAACCCGCGCGGATGCAGTGGACGACATCGGAGAAGAAGCGGGGGAGCTTTGGCGCAAGCTTCTTTCCGAGGGTGGAGGCCATTAGTTCCACGCCGCCGGTAACTTCATTCGATTCCCGTTCGAGGTGCGCGGTGAGGATGAAGTGGCACTGGAGGGAGGTGGCAAGTTTGTCCACGAGCCGCCCGAGGTTATCCTGGGCTACCCCCCAGTCGGCCATAGATTTGCAGGGCTTCGAGCCGGTAACGAGGTTCATGGCGGCGATGCTTAAGCCGCTGAGAGAGTCGAGGACAAGGACTCGGTCGGTGTTCCAGCTATCGACCGCGCCGAAGCTCACCCCCGTTCGCTCGTCGGTGAAGTTGGAAAGGCAGGTTAGAACTTGGATGAACTCCGTGTACTTGCCTTTCTTAATGTCGGACATCTTGGCGAGCGACTCGAAGGACAGAGTGTTGATTTTCTGTGCCGAGTCAATCATGTCCGACCAGTCGGGGGAAGCGGGAGGGATGTAGTGCCAGTGGAGCTTTTCCGAAGGGATGTCGGAGAGAACCTCCATTCCCGGCTCGGTGAAGAGGACGAAGACCTCAAGGCCGGCATCGAGGAGGGTGCGAATGGCGTGGGTTTTGCCTGTGCCGCTTTCCCCGACCATCAAGGCCTTGAATCCGGGAATGGGGGAAGGTGTTATGTTGAGTGCTGCCATGCTAGTGCTCCTTAGGTAAGTGAAGGGTGGGACGGAAAAGCTCTGCATTGGCCAGCTCCTCGCGGAGAAGCCGGAGAAGGGGAAGGCGCTCTGGAGGAGGGAGGTGTCCGGCGATTGGAAGGTTGGCGCGGAGGCGAAGGTGCGCGGCTTCCAGTTCCGGTGTTGCAGGGTACGGGTGAGGCTGTTGTTGCATGGTTAAGCTCCTAAGCGTGGTGGGTAAAGGTTGTCGGCGTAGATTGGTTGGTTGAGT